AGAGCAGTCAGCAGCAAACCTATCGTGATCAAATCCTTTGTGCATTGATCCCTTACGCCCATAGAGGTTATCCTTAATGTCATAAGGAGGATCAAGGTATACAAAAGCATTACCTTCACTACCAAGTAGGTAATCATAGGAGTAATTAGTTATACGCCATTTTTCAATGATTTTTGAATAACCAGGCAACTTATCAATTCCTCTCATAGTGAAGTTGTTCATTGATGCCATCTTAGAGAAAGAAGATGACTCAGTGAGACCAGAGAAGGAACACTTGTTGACAATATAAAAAGCAACTGCCCTATCAAAATTGCTGATGTCTTCATTATTGATAGATTCCTTTGACTTGAGAAACAACTCTCTTGCAGATTCTTCTGTCATATGAGATGTTTTCAATTCAGTAAGAGTATTCTTCATATCCACACCAAACATCTGGAGCTGCTGCCAGAAGTTGACCAGTGGTTCATAAAGGTCATTGACCCATACGTCCAGGTGTGGATACTTCTTGGTAATATGGATAGCAACACTGCCACCACCAAGAAAAGGTTCACGAAACTCTTTGTAGTTCCTAAGGTCAGGAAAGTAAGGGTCCATCTTGGTGCAAGCACGTGACTTACCCCCAGGATACCTTAAGGGTGTCTTGTGTGATTTCATCAGAGAATCAGTTTCTTACTAGGAGTTGCAATGGGCGAGAACATCTCTTCATACTGTTCCACCAAATCATCATTGACATCAGCAACATAGATGATCCACTTACGATTGATCTCCAGTTCTTTCTGATTTCTATTCAGAAGAGGTGCATAAGGGGCAAAACCAAGTTGACCACCACCAGCAGGAACTGCCACAATAGCATTCATTAGAACAAGAGAATCCTCTTTGGTCTCCATCACATCAGCCACAACATCCTCACCAGAGGACATACGAATTACTTTTACATTCATTTGAAGTTACACTCCACCATAATTTCAGTTAGACAAGCAAGCATATTAATTTCTTGGTCTGCCACAAAGGCAATTTGATATTGATACTTTGCAAGGATGAGAACAGCAGCAGGAATACTAGAGTTCTCAAGGGAATTGTACAAAGAATCATAAACCCTGCGTAGAATCATTGCAGAGTCATTATCTAGGTTGTCAACAACCCACTTACGAACTTCAGGGAAGTTCTTCTCTTTGAGATTCTTGATCAGATTAACTACAGAGACGTCTGAAAAAGAAGCAAGAATGCCAGAGTCAATTTGTCCCCCCACTGAATACCTTTGGCACTCATTGAGTACTCTTCGCCAGTCTGGGAAGTGTTTGTTGATGAGTTCTGCAAGGACCTTTTTATCAAACCCAATATTCTCTGCAGTAAGGATAGTTTGCAATCTTTCAAAGAATAGTCCTGCAAGTGCTGCTTTCTCTTTTCCTTTGATTGCAAAGTCAATGACTGCACACCTTGAGTGGAGGGGTTCAAGGATTTTGTTTTTGTAGTTGCATGTAAAGATGAATCTGCAATTGCCAGCAAATTCCTCAACAAACGCCCGTAGGAGGAGTTGTACATCGTTCCCTGTGTTATCTGCCTCATCAATGATGATGACTTTGTGTTTAGCAGTTGACGAAAGTGATACGGTCGAAGCGAAGTTCTTCGCAGTGTTTCTGACAGTATCAAGGAATCTACCTTCATCGGATCCATTGATGACATAGACATCTACTCCAAGTTCATTGCACAGTGCTTTTGCTACTGTCGTCTTTCCAATTCCAGGGGGACCAGAGAGAAGCATATTAGGAAGTTCACCTGCCTTCAAAAAATCTTTGAAAGTTTTCTTGATATTGTCAGGAAGAATGCAATCCTCAATGGTTTTGGGACGATATTTTTCAACCCAAATAAAGTCACTCATAATCAAATAAAATCAGTTTGTTTTTTTAACTCTTCTGGAAGTTCATCTGTCCAGATAAAATCAGAGTGAGTATCATCAATGTCTGGTTCAAACATTTCATCCACTTCTACCAAGTATAGCATAGTTGGTGTGTGAGTTGCACGCTCTTCTGGAACATTGGGGAAAAAGTAGTTTGAGAATCCAATCAATTTGAAATTTGGAAAATGTCTTCCAATTTCTCTGGTTTGAACTCTCTTTGCAAGTTCTTGGATGGTCTCCTTGAACAACATTCTTCCACCAATAACCCAGTAAACACCTTTAACTGGCTCTTGGGTCCTCTTTATCAATAAGTATTTGTCTTGACATTTAATCAAAAAGTCAACACAAAATACTGGAAATGATTTTATGATTCTCCTATAGTCTTCTTCAGGTATAAACACAATCAAATCCAATCAGGTTTTTTTCAATTCAGAGGTGGGGACAATTTTCCACCATTCATTCCCATCAAAAACATACAACTTGTGAGCATCTTTGTCAAGGAAGATATCACCTTTACCTTTTTCTACAAGGTGCCAAGGAGCATATAAAGGACCATCATAATCTTTTTTCTTCATGCCAAAGGTCTTACAAATTGTTCACTCACTATGTCAGTAGCACACATCATATCATACATGTATGTCACTGCAGCACGTGGAACTGTATGATCTCCACAAGTAAAGACATCACATACTGCCATCCCATTCTCTGGCCAGGTGTGAATGCTAATGTGACTCTCAGCAAGAAGAGCAATAGCAGTCACACCTTGAGGATCAAACTTGTGAGATGAGACATTTAACAATGTACTCTTACAGACTTGTGCTGCATGAACAAGTACATTGCGAATGTGTGCCTCATCATCAAGAAGATTTTCAGAGCAACCTTTCAGTGTAAAAAGGATGTGCCTCATCATCCAAAGGTAGAATCAGGTTCAAGGGCAATCCAATAAGTCAGGTCATAACCTTTATTACTGAAGCTGGCAAGTAGTTTTTGGGAAACCACAACCTCATAGGTTCCAGGAATAATTTTGATATTCTCTACCTTAAAGTTGAAAGTGAACTCTGTATCTGTTTCACCAACAACAATAGAGAAGTCATTGGAGGTGTCATTCTTCTTGTCACGAACAACCAGTTTGACAACACCATTCTCACCAATAGCAGAGATATCAGGAAGTTGATACACTGCTGCTGCCTTCATCAACTTATCAAGTTGAGTAGTATCAAGCTCAAAACATACATCTTGACTGGGAAGAGAAATGTCTTTATCAGGTGGGGTGACAATTACACTCTTATCAGCAAAGAAGTACTTAGATCGCATACGACCTTCTTTAATAACAACATAACTGTCATTATCAAAATCAAGGTCAGGACTGTGGTGAAGACCAAGACCATTGAGGAATTGGTTCAAATCATAGATACCAAAATCCTTGGGAAACTCCTCCTCTACAGTTGCCTCTGCAAGGATATTTTTCATCACACTGATAGTGCGAAGTTTCTTACCTTCCTTAAAAAGGATAGATTGATTGATAGAAGAAAAGTTCTTCAGAATGTTAACAGTTTTATCAGAAAGTTTCATAACCATTGTTATTTTTAGTGTGAAGACCAGAGAAGTGGTAGAGGAGAACACAATAGTGAATTGCCTTCAGAATGTCAAGTTTGGACTTGCCATTCTTCTTACCAAAGCGAGAAAGATACTTGATTGCATTGGATCTACAGAATGCCTCTGCATCACCAATACTTTCAATCAAATCAAGAGTCTGAGTTTTAGAATCTTGAGAAGTGTAATGCGATTTGTAAGTTCCAGAAAGATAATCTTGAATTTCTTTCAATGTCAAATCTTCCTCATATTTCCAGAATCCATTAGTAGATTCACGGATTACATTTGTCAAAGCATTGTCACTGATAATGTCTTTTTCAGAAACATTGTTATTACTGAAAGAAATGTGATCTTCACCCATTCCACCAACCACTGTAAATGGAGTGGGTGTCCATTCATATCCGGTTCTAAGAATCTCTTTATCAATTTGCTCAGTCATATAGGAAAGATGTACCTCTTAGTATTATATCAAAAAGAAATGTCTTGGTCAATATTCATTTTGAAATCTCCATCAACTTTGTCATAAAGTTCAAGGAAAGATGCTTTAGTTTCATCATCAAATCGATTGATACACACCTGAATTGCCTTTGCCTTGTCTCCAAAGATACTATAGGCACGAATGATGTGAACCAAACGACGAGTGCTGATTACTTCATCAATGCCACCATCATAAAAGGTCTTACGAATAATGTCTGCCCAATCTACCAGGTGCTTGCAGAAAGAAGCATCAGAAATATTCAATGCCTTGGAAATATTTTGAAGGATCTTCTGTTCAGACGTCAGAGGAGGATACTCTTGTTCAAAAGTCACACAGAAACGCTCAAGGAATGCCTCATTGAGAACATTGGTGCCAATGAATCGTCCATCATCAGAACCCTTACCTTTGGTATTAGCAGTAGCAATCACATTGAAACCCTCTACTGGTTTCACATAGCGACCAGTTTTCTTCAGGAAAACTCCCTTACCCTCTAGAATAGACTGCAGACACAAAATCTTATTAGATGCCAAGTCAACTTCATCTAGAAGCAGCACTGCTCCACGTTCCAGAGCCTCCACAACGGGTCCATTATGCCAGACAGTTTCGCCATTAACAAGACGGAACCCACCAATAAGATCATCCTCGTCAGTCTCAATGGTGATGTTTACACGAATGAGCTCCTTATTTAGTTGAGCACATGCTTGTTCAACACAGAACGTCTTACCATTACCTGAAAGACCCGTAATGAACGTTGGATAAAACAGATTGGACTGAATAATTTTTTTAATATCACCAAAGTTACCAAACTTGACGAAGGTATCATCTTTTTCTGGAATAAGGTTTTGTTCAACAGCAGGCAAAGCAGCAGGTGCCTGATAGTTCTTTTCCAATTTCTCTTGTGCTTCTAGAATTGTCAGATTCCATTTAGCACGACCAACTTTATATGGTTCAAGTTTCTTACTAATAGTTACAGGAGTACTGCCATTGAGAGCACACCAAGCTTTGATGTCAGCGCTAGTGATTACATCCCCATAGAGTGCCTGGAGAGAAGAGACAACATATTCAGTGGAGAGTGCCATAATCAGTGAGTTGTGTATTCAACAGATTTATTATACAGCAAAAGGGGGTTCTTCAAACCCCCTCCCAGACAGTTCCATAATTGGTCAAGAGACCAAATCAATAAAGTGGCCTAGCACTTTTTTATTTAGAGTCTTTGCTTTCAAAGACTTGGCAAAAGCAGATCTGATTTTTGTTTTAGATGCATCTTCCTCAACTTCAAACTCAATACTATTAGAAAGAGAATTTGACATCAAAGCAAAATAAGAATCATATCCAGAATTTTTAATAAAATGAGATTTTTCCTTTCTGGACTTTTTCAAAGTAACATCAGAAACTTCTTCATACCTACGAATGAAGTAACTGAAGTCCCTGCTTTCAACTAGACGAATGCCAATAAAGTTGGTGTTAGGAAAAGATTCTTTCAAGTCTTTGAGAAGACCTTCAGTAAACTTCCAATACTCATATCCAAGATAAGTAACACAACCAGTCCTACGATTACGAAGATAAGAATTAGCACTCAAACCTCTGGGACCAAGTTGCTCACCTCCATCATAATAATTCTTATAATATTTGTAAGATGGAAGTGGGGATGCCTCACCATCA